TAACTCAACGCAAGCTCCTGCAGGTAATCAAGAAATGGTGTGCCCTCGTTGAATGAATCAAGCGCACCCAATGCAGAACTTTCCTCGTGGTCGTATTTGTATGCATTCACAGCCATGAGTAATAGTTGTAACTCATCACGTGTGAATTCACAGTTGACAAGATCATCGGATAACTTACGCATTGGTGATTGCCTCGGGAATAGTGGATTGAATGCGGAACGTACGCTTGGGAAAGTTATGTCGATACCATGCAAGATTCTTTAATGCAAGATCAAAAGATGTCTGCGAGGTGCAACGTGACCACGTAGGTTTGCCGTTACATTTGACGCTTGATTGCACAAAGTACAACGGAAAACAAGTGACGCTCAATAGATATACCGTAGTGGAGTGATTGTTGAAAGAACGAATCAGAAATCTTCTGGATTGATCTCTTGATAGTTCTGGGACTGAAGCACTACCTCACGAGCTTGTGGGGTGAGTGCATCACCACTGATGGCATCAAGGATGCACATGATCTCATTGCCGGTCTTACCGCGACGGAGCATTTCAATCATGAGCTTGTTGTTCATAGAGTCGCTGGTTGGTTGACTGTTTAAATATACCGCAGTGAAGGGGTGGTGTCAAGTGGACGGTCGCCGAGGTGGCGGGTCGGTTGGCATCACTGGTCTCCCCAGCGGTGTACCTAATGTAGCAGCTTCCTACCGCAGTGGATGGGTGTTAGTGCCACTGCTACAGCTGGCATATCGATAATGCCTACTCATCACGTGTCCAGCATGTCCTACCGTGCTGGTGGTTGGTGATGCTTACTCATGCTTGGTCCGGGGTGTCCTACCGTGCTGCGTGATAGTGATTATAATTACACAGTGCTGCTTTCGCTAAACAGATCTCTTTTAACAAATTTTATCTATGTGTAACAAATAATTAGTAATTGCGATGGTAATTACAATAAAAATCAGACACCACTGCTAGATTGTGTATCTAGCGTGCGTCCGTAGCGGCAAAGTAGGGGCCATGGGGGTAAATAATTGACGGCCCCATACGCTATTAGGCTTCCCAAATTTCTGCCAAAATTTTCAGCTAAGCACTGCACCCGCAATTTGCGGAAAATACTGGGCAATAAGCTCGGACACCTGCTCAGCGATGTGCTGGTGTTCACGTTGTGTACCGTTACCGCAGCGTAACTGCACATAATGGATCCACGAACGTAACGTACCGTGCATATACAACCGTGTGGGACATGAAAGCGGAAGGATGTCACGTGCCACCTCTTTGGCTACACCCTTGGATAGAAGGCGGTTGTAGAGCCCCAGGGATGTCTTGTAGAGATCGTCTATCTCCTTTCGATACCACGACTCCCCCGCAATGGTGCCGTCGATACTGTTTTGCCGATTTTTTACATCTTGCAATCTAAATTCTGGTTGTAACGGACTACCGAGCAGCTCTACTTCGGAATATCGTTGGCTAAATTCCTGGAAACTAAAACTGCGGTGTCGCAGTATCTGGGCGGCTACACTTCGTGTGGTATTAACTTCGACACACATGGAGACCATCTCAAAGGGACTCCAGTGGTGATGATCAATTAGGTATTTGATAAGTTTAGCACTAGTCTTAGTGTTGTCTTGATTGCTTGGGTTTGATACGCGTGCCATGTAGGCAACAAGCTCATCACCACCCGGAGTAGAGTGTACGTAAGATACAGAATGATCGGTAAGCATAAACGGGGGGAGGGATTAGAGATACGGGGGGATCTATTAATAACTATTATTAACGACGGTTATAATAGTAGAATTAGAATAAAGGGTAGTAATAGTAATCAAAGATAGTAGTTTGTGGTCGTTTTTGTTTCTGACTTTATCTTGATTCATACAGTATAAACAGAGGAAAAGAAGTCCACCCCAGCTCCCCCTCCCCTGTATAAGGCTGGGGTTACCGTCTAAATCCAGTGGTGGACTACGTTTTTGCCACTTTTCAATCTTGCTTCTTTTTTCATATTATAACTAAAACCTAATGCTAAATGATTACAAGCTTGTTGTGGGTCGTCAAGCCAACTTTGAATGGTGTCTTCCCATTCCTCCCTGCGTCTTTCGTTAATAGATTCTTGGGCACTAATTGCAAGTGCTTCTGTAAAATATTTAACACCTTGAGCAAGGCAATCTAATCTGTCGTCATGTTTAACCGCACCTTTTTCACGACACATCCGAGACATCTGATAAAAGAGCATGTAAAGTAATCTCTTTTCTGGTGCCTCATCCTTGTTGGAGTTGTAGTCCCACTCTACAAGGTTTCTATCTACTACTAACCGGTGTTGATTCATCACTGGTTCTAGTGTGTCGATAATGCGGTCTTCTTTGCGTACGGTAGCTCTTGTCTCTTCGATGTCGATAGCTTGTTTGGTCTGTTGCAGGTGCTTCCTAAAAAGTTCACAAACAATACCATCACCAAAATTACTTTCAATTACTATCTTTGTTACACCATACTTTTTACAACCCCTAAGAATATCTAGCAAAGTATTGTCGCTGTACCCATCTCGGTACGCACGCATTTCATGCACGTAGAGGAACCCGTTAAGTTGCGAGATAAAGCAGGCTGCTGTTTCGTCGCTTCCCCTACCGCTTGGATCAACACTGCAGATTGTTTCGGTGTAAGGTTGCCAGTCCCCTTGGAGTTGCATTGGAGAATAAAAATAATCTCCTGGGAGGCCGACTGTGGGTAGGTCTTTAATAACATTTCTTGGGTCGGAGCACCAAATAACGGATTCTGGTGCAGTAGTGGGGTTAACAGCAGTAACAATAAGATCCGCCATCTTAAGGGGGAACTTCTCTGCATCACTAAGGCTTGTGTCGAGCATAAACTGCAGCATGAAGTTGCTGCGTCCCATCGACGCCTCTCGTTCAAGTAGGTCATCATCACTAAACCGATCTGGATCTGTTACGTCCCACTTTTCTGCACCGCTATCAATGTCTTCTTGAAGTTGTGGAGCAATAAGTCCCTCGTAGTTTGAGGTATTTCGTGGGTACCGTGCTGGCCATACAAACGGCCTGTAGTTACGTTCCGCAAGCTTCCGATAGATCGTAAATGTAGTTTGTGGGGTACCAAGATACAAAATACGGCTGTCGTCTTTTGGTGTAAGGATTGACTCTGCTTCAGTACAGAGTTGTAGTAGTTTCTCCCGCATAAACTCTGTCATAGAATTACCGGGAACCTCAACGTCGTCAAGGATCATCAAATCAGCCCTACTCCCGGTAAGTTGACCGGTAATACCGACACTCTTTACCGAAGGTGCTTGGTGTGGACTGCAGTTGACATCAAAACTGATACGTGACCAACGTGCTTCGTCACTTTTTGGTCGTAGGTGTTCCAACCATTTGGTCTCGACAAGGAGCTTCTGAAGAAAGATACTCATGTTGTCGGCACGCTCCTTTGATGCCGAAATAATCATGATCTTCTTTTCTGGATCATTAAACAAAGTCCAAAGTACAAACGCTCCAGTAATCCACGACTTACCGACACCACGGAAGGCTTGAATTTGTAATCGTTTCGGACCATGTTGTAAATAGTCTGCAATGGCATATTGTGCACGGGTCGGACTTGGAAGATTCAGTTCCATCCACAAAGCCTGGAGGAACACCTTAAAATCGCCCCGCAGGGCTGTTAAAATATCATTCATAGGGATATGTACCCCCGCATGGTTAGAGGGGGCTTATAGGGGCTTCTAGGGGCCGCTCAGGGGCTAGTTGCGTGCTGTGTAAACACTTAGTGGTACATCTCGACGTAACTTAGAGGGTTTCTGACCAAGACTTAAACCAAAAACATGGCGCAACTCATCGTTGTTAAAACCCTTAGGTTGAGCCATTAATTCTTCGTAAGTTGGAAACTGGTCCTTACCGAGTTCTGCAAACCACTTAGGTTGCTGCTTGATATAAGTACGTTTCATCTTGGGAGTTAAAACCTTAAATGTCGGATCAGCGTTAGCCAGTGCAAGCTTCCATTTGGCCCAACGCATGACAATATCAACGTGCTCATCTGAAGCCTTTTTAAGTAGAG